AGTTTACTTCATAACTCCTACCTTGGTAGGTGAAGAGTAAGGAGAACAACAGCACCACCTGTACGAACTCTTACCTTTCGGTTTTAAGTCTACTCTAATATTGAACTCCGCAATTGTATAGTTGGACGACCATACTTCTTACAACAGCCCTACGAGTTATTCTTATCGGTGTTCCCACCTCAACCAAACGACCCACATCGCTTGGTCACCCAACCACTTTCCCTACAGTGTTACCCTCAGTACTCAAGATCAAATGATATCTCGCTTGTCTACTCGAGCTCCGTTTCCGAAGCCGCAACCGTTCCAATCAAGAACGAATCACTTTATACCACTTTCATGGTTTATTTTATGGACTATAGACCGCCCAATATTTTTAGTCAAAGAACTTTTTAAAGAATGAAGAAAAGGGGAAACTTTACGACCAAGTAAACTCGGAACCTTTACTACCCCTTCTCTTCATTTGTCTTACAAAGGTAAGAATGTTTTGGGAAACAATCAAACTTTTTTTGTAAGTTTTTTTAACAAGATAACTGAATTGGTTATTCTTCATTGAAGATGTGTTATTCACCCTCAATCACCCCCCACTCCTAATGGGACAGGTTAACTTCATCTCGATGTTAAAGAACTCTCGGTTTTACCCGATTGTTTGTCAAAGATAGGAAGAACTTTTCAATTCGTCAAATCTTTTTTGTTGCGAAGGATGGAATCGAACCACCGACCTAAAGGTTATGAGCCTTCCGAGCTACCTCTGCTCTACCTCGCGATTTAATATTTTAAAAAAACTACCCACATCTTATTGTCACCTATCCACGTCATGCGCTGGTTGAACCCAGCGGGTAGTTACCCTATTTTTTAAAGAACTTTAAATTCGGTAAGAAATAAATATATCCTCAAATACCAAAGGACTACAAATATACTAAAAAAATTGGTTCTGTCAACCCCTTCAGACATATTTTTTTTACATTCCTACTTTATCTACTATTTTTTTAATTTGTTTCATCATGTCAAACCATCCGTAAATGGCAACAAATCCTACGACAAAAATACTAATTAATACTATCATTGCAAAATAATTTCGGCTAGTTTATGCATATATTCTCCTGTAGTTTCAGGGTGTATGTTATCAATTGTAAAATAACCCCATTCAGTATGTTCTTCACCATCGATAGCATTCTCAAAGTCAGGCTCAATTTCTTTATCAACTTTTAATAAATACACATACATAATCCCTTTAACTTTATTACCGTCTCTAGTGTGTCTTGGAATTAATCCAATAAAAGTTAATTCTTTATCGTCAATGTCTACTGCGGTCTCTTCAAAGAATTCTCTCTTAGCTCCTTCTTGAGTTGTTTCTCCTTCCTCAAGTTTGCCACCAGGAATCGACCACATGCCAGGGAACGATCCTAAATTATTTCTTTTACATAAAAGTAGTTTATCACCACATTTAACCATTACACCCGTGTATCTTTTTTTATCCATAGTATTTATAAATATGAAGATAAAGATAGGTGATAATTCTTTTAATGTCAAAACATTAACAACACCAAAAGACCATAAAATTGGTATGATGGGAAAAAGATTTGATAATACCTTTAATGGTATGCTTTTTATGATGGGTGGAGATGAACAATGTTTTTGGATGAAGAACTGTATAATTCCACTTGATATCATGATGATAAAAAATAATGTGATTGTAAATATACATCACAACTGTCCTCCTTGTCATTCTGAAGAGTGTCCTTCTTATTGTGGTAACGGCAATATTGTATTGGAATTGGAAGGTGGTACCTGTGAAAATTTAGGTATCGAAGCTGGAGATTCTGTAAAATATATTATGTAACTATTCCTCAGTATCTGTTGAAGATCCTTTGATTTTTTCCTGTAATTTACTTCTAAACTCTTGAGCTAACATTTTTAAAAACTTAAGATAAGGTGCATCTTCTCTTTCAGGATCATATCTATATGGTCCAGTTGAAGGTCTTTTACTTCTACCAAAATAGTTTAATCCTGATATATTTGTAATACACTTGTGACCTCCTGACATTGATTGGATTAAATCCCAAGCATTAACACCTATCTTGTCTAACTTAGATCTTTCTTCTTCCGATAAGTCTGTAAATGGTCTTTCCATCATTTCTTTTATACTCTCTAAAGCATCTTCTCCTCCGTCCATAAACATAAATCTTTCACCATATAAAGCATCGAAATCTTTAAATGTAAATCCAACACTCTCAGGTCCAACACTTGTTTCGCTAATCCATTTGATAGTTGATAGTGGTATATTTTTTTCTTTGAGTTTCCCTTCCCATTTACCAAGAACTTCTTGAGCAATCTCACCTAAATTAACACCCTTTAATCCCCTTTCTTTTTTAAATGGATTACAAGAAACTTGTAATAACCCTAAAGGCCACGCCATAATCATGAAGTCAGCGTCAGGATGTGTTCTAAAGGGAGTATAACGGTCATAAGAACCTGGCTTCATCATATTACCTCCACCATATTGAAATATAATTCCGTCCTTGTAATCGACTCCTGAATAGGTCTTCATCTGTTCTTTATATCCCTCCGCATTCTTTTGAAGTTGTTCGGGTGTGGCAGAATTAGTATTTTTCATCCACTCTTTAATATTCGTCAAAATTGACATTAAAGATGGTTCACTATCCATAACTAACCTTTCTAAAAATCCAGGTTTGTTTTTAAATGCTAATAATAGTTTGTTAACAACAAATCCTAATAACATTTTATTTTTTTGTAATGACTTATCTTTATCAAATCTGAAAAGATAATTAACAACATCTTCAGGAGTGATATCCTGTCTTGCAAAGTCTGCTGAGTCAACAGTATTAATTAATAATATATCTGAAGAAGGAAACAAATCTTTTGGGGAAACTATCTGAGACAGAGTTTCAACATTTGATCTGGCTTGTCTAAACGAAGTTGATGCACCCTTTTCGGCTCCAACTTGTTTATCATGATGATCTGTGTGAATCTTGAACATTGGTTTACCATGTGCGAAATCAACCAAAACTGGCATTACGTCACCCTGAGCATCGTTCTTTTTAACCGCAAATTCTTTATCACCGTATTGTATAATGTGAGAACCAACTACTTTAATACCATTATCTTCAAGGTATTTCTTCATCGCAATTGCAGTAGTAACACCATCTAAGTCTTGGTGAAAATAAATTTCAGCCTTAGGATATCTTTTCCTTAAAGCTGAAATGTCTCTTATACCTGATTCAGTAATTAATTTACTCATTACTTGGTAATAAAAATTTCAATTTTCTTTTTAGTTTTCGGGTCGAAACCGAACATTTTTTTTCCGTCATTTCCCATTTCGAACATAAACTTCCCAATTGGTAACATTGTTTTTACAAATACAGATTGTTCTCTACCAGATTCGGTTCTAACCTTTAAAAGCTTTTTACCTCCTCTATCGACGATTTCTGCCTCCGCATTTTGACCTGGATTAACAATTGAAATTGTACCCATTGATTGTTCTTGAATAACTCTCTTTACAATTTTTTGTAAATCAGACTCAGTAAGTTTTATAATTTTTTTTGTCATGTTTAACTTTTTAATGTTAGTAAATATTTTAATTTGTTGATTGATGCTAAAATCTCATCTCTGATATTCAATAGATCAGTATCGTATTTTGTATCTAAAATTTCTGTCATACCAACTAAAAATTCAACGATCCCATCAATAAAATTTTGTATATTAATTGATTTGATGTCTTGGAAAGCAATAACAAATTCAGATTCGAAACTTGGTCTTCCGTATTTCCCCATCATAGCTTCAGTAAATGTATCTATATGATCACCAATTGAATCATATAACTCACCATATGCTCTATGTTTAGCATCCCCAAATGTTTGCCAATGTAAGAATCTAAATTGATTCTGTATTTGTACTAATTTTAAAATTATTTCTTCTTTCATTTTATAATGCTCCTTTTAATGTTGAACTCAACAACCATGATAATGGATCTAATGTTGGTTTTTCTCGCGGTTGATCTGTTGTTTGTGATGGTGCTTGTGACGGTGCTTGTGTTGATGCACCAGCTTGTCTGTTTAAGAAATCTTGAGCTGCTGCTTCAGAACCAAAGTCTTCTTGAGCATATTGTCTCGATTGATCCGTATCATTATAAGCCTCAATACTTTGTTCAAATTTAGCATCACCTAATTGCTCCTGTAATTCATCAGGTCCAACAAAATTTGCTATTCCCAAAAAGTCTAAAAGTCCTAAATACCATTTAGTCTTCCTCATGAGAGCTCTTACAGATCTATTTCGACCCATTAGTTGTGGCATTCCACCCCAAAATGTTTTCCATGAAAGTATCTTATTTCCCGTTCTATAACCTGAAAATAGTCCAGGAGTTTCCTTTGATAATTTTATTAAATTTTCTAACTGTGCAATTTGGTCTTTCTTACTTAATCTTATTAAACCTCCAGAACCTGCTGGAATTCCTTTAATTTTAGTCGCTAAGTCAGCCGCCTGAGTTCTAATTACTTTTCCTTTTGACGCACCTTTAAACAATTGTATCCATTCTAATAAAGTATTTTTAAACCCTTTAAGAACTCCTCCTGGCATCGCATTAATAAGTTGTTCTAATTTCGGTGCCAATTTACCCATTTGTGTTGTAAACCATCCAATTAATCCTCCTGAAGCGGATAATTTAGCCAATTCCGTACCCGCTTCGACAGATTTTCCAGCCTTAGATAATTTCATTACTTGGTTCAGCGCCTTTGCTGAAGGTTTACCCGCCTTCAAAGCATACATTACAGGTTTAGCAACAACATCACCAGCATATGGAATAGCGCCAACAAAAGATAAAAATCCAAAAAGATATTCACCCTGAGTTAAGTAAATAACCCCATTCAATGTATCCGCAATACCTGTTGGGTCTAACCAACCAACTACATCTAAAACAGTATTATACCAAGCCTCATTAAGTTGATTACTTTTAACTTTCTTAATAACCTCGTTCAACTGTTTTTCTTTATTTGGGTGAAGAACCTTAAGATACTCTAAAACAAATAGTTTTTGAGTTTTATTAATGGTTTGCCACTTCTCATGTATCTCTTGAATAACCTTTTCTCTTTTTAAATCAGAGTTGATCATATCAAGTTGTTCTTGTGTAAGTACTATACTCGGCATGTAATTTTTTATTTATAAATATCCATGGAGCAGAAAAAAAGGGTCTTACGACCCTTCTTCAAAATTTAATTTTGTTTGTTTCTTCTTATCAACAAATCCCTGTACTCTTTTTCTTCCTATCTCGGTGTAGTTTTCTGACAGTTCAATACCAATCCATCGTCTATCTAAGATTTCAGCAGCCACACAAGTTGTTGCAGATCCAGCAAATGGATCAAGAACAATATCATTTCTATATGAAAGAATTTTAATTGCTTTAGTTGGGATATCCATTGAGAAGGTAGCTTTAGTCATAGACTTTGTGTCTGCAAAATAACCCCACTGACCATAAACCAAATCAATAAATTCTCTTTTTTGTTCCTCAGTATAAGCTTTCTTTTCTTTACCTTCTTCAGTCTCAACCATAGTTGGTACCCACTCAGGCTCTCCTTTAACAATTTTGATGTGATGTTTCTTATAAGCAAGTAGAACACACTCTTTCGGATTATAGATATATGGTGCTGATGGTGACATCCATGAACCCCATGCAGTAGTCTTACTTCTATGTGGAGATTGTTCTTCAAGATCTACTATACCATAGAAGTTAAATCCAATACTCTTCATTATATTCCAAATCTCAGAGACCATGAATACTCTACCACCTTTAGATTGTCTGTTAATCTCATAAGGAATGTTAAGGGCTATACGTCCATCATCTTTTAGAATACGATAGGCTTCTCTCAACCAATTGTTAGAGAAAACTTTATATTGATCAAAATCAATATCATCTTCGAAAGTATCGTAATCAATCCCAACACCGTATGGTGGTGAGGTAACAATTAGGTCTACTGACTTTTCTGGCATTTCAGACATAACTTTGATACAATCTCCGTTGATTATTTTGTTGATATATTTTTCCATTATAGTTTTCCTTCTTGTTTCATTTGTTCTCTAATCTTAGTTGCCGATATCTCACTTACTTCTGTTGGTGGTATATGTTCAATAATATCATAACCAACCCCTCTACCAAAGTTTACTGATTCTATATCAGGAATAACTTGGACCTTGATTCTTTCCTCAATTATTAAATCCGATAAATTAAAAAGAATATTTTCATAAACTTGTTGAGCCGTGAATGGATTTTTTTCATCAGGAGATATGTCTCTAATACAAATCAAAACATTTTTGCCTTGATTTAATCTTTGGTCTATCAACCATCTGTGACCATCATGCCAAGGTTGCCATCTCCCAATAAACATTGAGTATTGTTTTCCTTCACTATTCTTTAGTTTCGGGTCTCCTTCTACGTGAATTTTTTCCATTAGAATATTAATTTTTCTCTGATTTCCTGAAGACTTTCGAATTCAGGTTTATTTGTTGTGTCAATGTCTATAAAATTTTCTAAAGGTGGTTCATAGTTTTGAACATGATAATTTTCTCTACCTCTAATATCTGTGGTATGAATATAAAGTTCAATTATACCCTCTCCTAATTTTTCTTTAAAAGATTCTCTTTGATCTCTATAAGGTGATACTAATGAAACTAAAACATTCTTACCTTTATTATGAAGAAAATGTGCAATGTTCTGAGCTAGTTCTATATTCTTTCTTCGACCAACCTCACTATAATCTTTATTCTCAAAGATTTCTCTAATATCATCACCGTCAACTAATATTGCATCTCCTTGTAGTGCTGATATCATCCAATTTGCCAATGTTGTTTTACCAGATCCAGGTTGTCCTGTTAACCAATATATCATTTTTCTAAATTTTTAATTTTACGATCCAAGTAAAAGGCAGCCTTTTTTAAGTCTTCAAGTTCTTTGGTATCATCTTTCTTACCCGCTCTTGCAACATACTTTACTACGTTGAAAAGATAAGCATCAAAATCCAATCCCCACGCCTCGCAAACTTTTATTACCTCGTATGGATTATCCGCTCCACCATAGTGAGCAGGTCCGTTTACCATTTCTTTACTCATTTTTTCCCCATTTTTTTTCCATGTAATCAATGTAATCTTGTGTCCTATTACCATTGTATAAGAAGTATACAAAATAATAATCCCAAATCCAGTCTAATTTTTTCAATAACTTTTTCATTACTTAGATTTCTTTTCAGGTTTAGAACCTTTCTTGTACGGTTTCTTGTCTACTTGATCGGTCGGCTGATCGGTTACTTCTTCAGTTGTTTTTTCAACAGCTTTCTTACCTCTTGATGACTTCCATTCAGATTTAGCCACGTAAGCCCAATACCCTGTTTTAACTTTTGATTCTGCGTCGATGTCGTCAATTCTTACAATTTGTCCGACTTCGGTGTTCTTTGTTGGTTTGATTGATTTAATACACTTCATAGTTTACCTCCATGTTTTTTTTTAGTTGATTTGCCAATTATTATAAGGAATCATTGTTCTCGGATGATACTCGAAAAATGATTCGTGTAAGTAAGTATCGTTATTTTCTTGCTTATTATCAAGGTACGCACCCCAAAAAGATAATGTTGAATTTGATAAAATATGTTTGTCACATCTTGCCATCATAAACATTGAGGTATGTGGATCTTCATCAATAAAGGTAACATCTGATTTTGGGATATCCAATATATCTAAAATCAGA